TTATTTTGTAAACACAACTTCAGGAGAAATAATTGTAAATTTACCAGCAGGTAGTGCAGGAGCTATAATAGCAATTAAAGATTACGCAGGAACTTTTGATACAAATACTTGTAGATTGAATCCAAATGGTTCTGACAAAATAAATGGAGTTAATGATGATGCTTACTTAACACAACAAGGATTAAGTGTTACTTTAGTATTTATTGATTCTACAAAAGGTTGGTTAGCTGTTAATGACTCAACTGATGATACAACTGGAATAGTTCCAGCTTTTGTTGCAGCATCCGGTGGAACAGAAACAACTTCTGGTGATTTTAAAATTCATACATTTAATTCTGACGCTACTTTTACTGTTTCAAATGGAGGTAACTCCGCTGGTAGTAACAAAATAGAATTTTTAGTAGTTGGTGGAGGTGGAGCAGGTGGTGCTGACGAAGTATATACAGGTGCAGGTGGAGGAGGTGCAGGTGGTTATAGATTTTCACCTGGAACAGCTGCAGGTAGTTATACTGCTGGCCCAGCACCATTAGGAGGAACAGCTTTAACACTATGTGCAGCAGCTTACCCAATTACAGTAGGGGCAGGTGGAACAAAAGGAACACCAGCACCACAAGTATCAGGACAAGGAGGCTCTTCAGTTTTTTCAACAATTACATCAGCAGGTGGTGGTAGAGGCGGTCAAGGTTCACAAGGTTCTCCTGAGGGAACAGGAGGAGCAGGTGGCTCAGGTGGTGGTGCAAGATCAAATAAAGGTGCGCCTGGAGGAGCAGGAAATACACCTCCTGTAAGTCCTCCTCAGGGTAATCCTGGAGGAGCATCAAATCCTGCAACTCCACCTTTTTCTAATTGGTCAGGTGGTGGTGGAGCAACTACAGCAGGGGCAGATTTTACAGCATCAACTCCAAGTGGAGTAGGTGGTACAGGAGCAACAACATCAATTACAGCAAGTCCAGTAGTATATGCAGGTGGTGGAGGTGGTGGAGCTAATAATCCAGGAAACTCACCTAATGGTGCGCCTGGCGGTCCAGGAGGTGGAGGTAATGGAGGATCTTCTCCAGGAGGTGCAGGAACAAATGGTACAACAAATACAGGTGGTGGTGGAGGTGGGGGTTCATGTGCGCAACCAAATGGTGGTGGCACAGGTGGATCAGGTATAGTGGTTTTAAGGTATAAATACCAAAATTAACGATTGTGTAGAAAACAAATAAATGATATAGGAGGAATATTATGGCACATTTTGCAAAATTAGGAATAAACAGTAAAGTTATAGCAGTACATGTTGTAGCTGACAAAGATTGTCAGAACGCAGATGGTATTGAAGATGAAGAAGTAGGAAGACAGTTTTTAGAAAATATACATAACTGGCCCCTTTGGAAAAAAACATCTTATAATACATCAGGCAATAAACATAATTCAGGTGATGACTCAAAAGCATTTAGAGGTAATTATGCTGGTATTGGTTATATTTATGATGAAGATAATGATATTTTCATGCCAAAAAAACCTTATGCAAGTTGGATTTTAAATACATCAGAAGCAAGATGGCAATCACCAGTAGGTGATGCACCTGAACTTTCAGAAGAAGAAAAAGATACTCATGTATATGAGTGGAACGAAGATAATCAAAGCTGGGATAAAGTGGAACAATAATCTTTTATGAAGAAAAAGGTGGTGTCTGAGATAGATATTGTTAGTGGAACAATAGATAGCCCAAAAGGTTTTGAGGTTGATCGTGATACAATTAAAAATGATATTATAACCTCATTTATAAATCAAAAAAGAATAAGTAAGAAAGAGAGAGATTTTTCTTATACAGATTATGTAGTACCTTTTTCACAACCTTTACAATGGCTAAAAGATTATTTAAGAGATCATTTTAGAATGGAATATGGAAAAACACTCATTCCCAAACTAGATTTTGGTATAATTCTTGAACCAAAACAAAAATCACACAGTAGAAATACAGTAGAACCTTTAGATTTATTACATTCACCTGATTATACTTGCGTATATGGTGTTGATATTGATGATGAAGAACAACTAGAAGTCGTAATACATTATAATGATAATAGACGTGTCAATAGAACTTGGCATGTACCTTTACATAATAATAAATTTATTATATTTCCTAGTATGCAAAGATTTTTTATAACAGAAAATAAATCAAGCAAACTTCAAACTATATTAATATCAACTTATGAATATATCTAATTACTATTGGTATTTCCAATCTGCTGTTCCTGAAAGAATATGTGATCTTATTATAAAAGAAGGATTAGCAAATAAAGAATCAGAACGTCTAGCACTTACAGGTACTTTTGGTAGAGATAGAGATTTAAAAAAAACACCATTAACAGAAAAAGAAATAGCAGATTTAAAAAAGAAAAGAGATTCAAATATATCGTGGTTTAATGACAGGTGGATATACAAAGAAATACAACCTTATGTTCATGAAGCAAATAGAAATGCAGGTTGGAATTTTGATTGGGATTACTCAGAATCTTGTCAATTTACAATATATAAAAAAGGTCAATATTATGATTGGCACGCAGATAGCTGGGATAAACCTTACATAGAAGATGGTCCAACAAAAGGTAAAATTAGAAAATTATCAGTAACAGTTTCACTTACAGACCCCAAAGAATATCAAGGTGGTGAGTTAGAGTTTGATTTTAGGAATGAAGACCCTGAGAAATCACCTGCAATTAGGAGTTGTACAGAAATATTACCTAAAGGTAGTCTTGTTGTATTTCCTTCTTTTGTATGGCATAGAGTAAAACCAGTAACGAAAGGAGTAAGGTATAGTCTAGTAATATGGAATCTAGGTTATCCTTTTAAATAATATGAGTGATGTAAAACAAGGTGGTAGTAGTACACCACAAAAACCAAAAGACCATGTACAATTTAAAAGTGAGTTTTATTTTTCAACACCTATATGGGTAGCAAGAGCACCTAGTTTTTTGAAAAGTATGACTAAACTAACTAATAAATATATCAAAAAAGCAGAAAAGAATTTAAAAGAAAATTTAAAAAAAGAACCAAAGTGGAAACAAGCTATTGGTGATTTTGGTTTATCCAAACATAGTGAAAGTTTTGCTAATGATCCTGGTGCTAAAGAATTTGTAGATTTTTGTGGTGCTAGAAGCTTTGATTTTTTAGATTGGCAAGGTTTTAATTTAGCAAATCATAGTTTACATTTTACAGAATTTTGGGTTCAAGAGTTTAGTAGAAAAGGTGGTGGACATCATGATACACATGTACATTGGAATCAACATGTTTCAGGTTTTTACTTTTTAAAATGTAGTGAAAAAACTTCTGTACCAGTAATACATGACCCTCGTATGGGTGCTAGAATGACAAAATTACCTCAAAAAGATAGTACAAAAATTTCTTTAGCAAGTGAACAAATACATTTTAAAATAGAACCAGGAATGATGATTATAATTCCAGGATACTTACCACATCAATATATTGTTGATGCAGGTTTAGACGATTTTAGATTTATACATTGGAATATAAAAGCAGTAGAAACTACTATATCAAAAGAAAAAAGCATTAAATGAGTTTTCAAAAAAAACATTATTTAGTAATTAAAGAAGCTGTACCAAAACAGGTAGCTGAATTTGTCTATAATTATTTTATGATGAAAAGACAAGTAGCAAGAACATTATTTGATACAAAATATATATCAAAGTTTACTACAGAATTTGGTGTATGGAATGATGAACAAGTACCAAATACTTATTCTCATTATTCTGATATTGCTATGGAAACATTATTATTAAGAACATTACCAATAATGGAAAAATATACTAAATTAAAATTAAATCCTACATACTCTTATGCAAGAATATATAAAACAGGTGACATATTACATAGACATAAAGATAGATTTAGCTGTGAAATATCTACAACCTTAAATCTTGGGGGAGATCCTTGGGCTATATATTTAGAATCAAAGAAAAACGTAGGAATACCTGATGGTAAAAAGATTACCACTACAAGTAATAATAAAGGTAAACCTATAATTTTAAAGCCAGGAGATATGCTTGTATATAAAGGTATGATGTTAGAACATTGGAGAGAAGAATTTCAAGGAGATCACTGCGTACAAGTATTTTTACACTATAATAATCAAAAATCCAAAGATGCTGATAAGAATATTTATGATACAAGAAAGCATTTAGGACTTCCATCTTGGTATAAACAATGATAGACAGATTACTGGTGGGTGAGTTTTACCACCAAACCACCAAACTCACCTGCCTTATTTTCTTATTACTATTTCTAACTTCTTGTTCATCTAATAATAAAGTACCAAAACCAATTGGAACATTATATAAGATTATAACAGGTGATATTAGATGAAAAAAAATGTTCTTATATGCATTCCAGCTTTTGATCAAAAAATACATCTACAAACTATATCTTCAATTATAAATGTAAGAGATACTCTTATGCAGGCAAAAATAGGATGTGGTATGATGTGGGTAAGAGATAGTCTTGTCACAAGAGCAAGAAATAAATTAGTAGATCAATTTTTAAAACAAAAAGAATATACACATTTATTTTTTATAGATGCAGATATTGTTTTTGAACCACAACAATTTATAAGAGTTTTATTATTTGATAAACCTTTGACCTCAGCAGGTTATCCTATAAAACATGAAGACCCAATAGAACAAGGTGATGCTAGTCAAGGATGGTGTATTAATTTTCCAATAGGTAAATATGATTTAAATGATAATGATAAAGGTTTCAAAAAAGTTAATTATTCAGGTACTGGCTTTATGTGTATTGAAAGAAAAGTATTTGAAACTATAATAGAAAAATATCCATCAATAAAATATAAAACAGATGTAAGAGCAAAAATAGATGAAAAGAGAGAATCTTCTGATGTAATAGGTAATGAAGAATATGCTTTCTTTGATTGTGGTATACAAGGTAATGGTATTTTAAAAGACCCTGAGAATACCAAAAGATATTTAAGTGAAGATTTTTACTTTTGTCAATTATGGTCACAATGTGGTGGAGAGATATGGGCAGATTTAACAAGCAATCTTAAACATATTGGAATTAAAAATTATGAAAGGAAACCAATATTTGTTTTAAAGGAAAATAAATCTTAGTCATGGTGGAGTACAAGCTAAAACCTTTCTAACTGCCATAACTAATTATATCAAATTATGAACGATAAAGATACAATAAAACAATTGCAACATCAGGTTGATTTTTTAAAAGCTAAATTAAGAGCTTCTTGTGATGGCTTTATAACTAATGACCCTGTTGTAAATAGAGTTATAAATAAGATAATTAAAAGACATAAACAAGGCATGAAAAAGTTTGGCAAAACTATGTCAGATAATAATAGACCCTTTAATGAGTGGGTAAAAGAAGCCCAAGAAGAGAGTATTGATTTTATACATTATTTAGAGAAAACTCTTAAATAGACCCAAAAGACCCCTCTACAAAGCCCTCAGGTGGACGTATATTGACGATTGCATCTAAATAGGTACTCAGGTATACCCTAAATTTATGGTTAGAAAATTATGGCAAAAAAACCTCTATATGGTAAGATTGTATCTTACGAAAAAACTTTTAAAGGTACTTCTATTGGAAGACGACCTAAGAAAGTTTCAACTATGAATAAACATAAGAGGAAAGGAAGAACTAAAAAACAGTTAAGTTATAGGGGTCAAGGAAAATGAAAAGAATTAAACGTAGGGTTGCAAGGAATACAGATACTGCACATCAAAGGATTGACGATCATGAGAAATTGTGCAGGATAATGCAAAAGGAAACACACAGGAAAATAGAGTTAAATGGTCAAAAGATTGAAAGATTGGAAAAGGTTGTATTTACTTCTACAGGGATGTTAGTAGTAGGTATGGGAACAATCATATATGGGTTAATCTTCTAACATAGGAGGTATCAATGCAATTATCAAAACATTTTAAATTAGAAGAATTTACAAAGTCAATGACAGCTACAAGGAAAGGTATAGATAATACTCCTGGCTCAGGTGATATTAAAAACCTTGAAGATCTCTGTTATTGCGTATTAGAGCCAGTAAGAAATAAATTTGACAAACCAGTCACTATTACATCAGGTTATAGGTCAGAGGAATTATGTGAAGCTATAGGTTCAAAAAAAACATCGCAACATGCAAAAGGACAAGCAGTAGATTTTGAAATAGCTGGTATTCCTAATATTAAAGTAGCATATTGGATAGAAAACAATTGTGATTTTGATCAACTTATATTAGAGTATTATAGTCCTGACGACCCTGCAGCAGGTTGGATTCATTGTAGTTATAATGAAAAAGGCAATAATAGAAAACAAGTTTTAAGATATGATGGTAAAAAATATGAAAATGGATTACCTGATATGGAATGGAAAGATGGAAAGGTTGTTGGATAATGCCAAGTTTTAAAGATGCTATTATAGATGCATTAGAAAAGAAATATCAAAGTCAAATGTCTACTGCAGAAGCAAATATAAAAGTATATATGCAGAGTCCTGTTGGTGTTGGAGAACATATCAATATTGTAGAAACAGTAGATAAAGAAATGCAAAAAATAAGTAAAGCAAAAGAGATGCTAGATGAACTAGCAAATTGGAGGTAAAAATGTGGTTGTCAGCAATTAAATTAGCAGTATCAACTGGAAGTAAAATATATGCTAACAAACAAAGACAAAAAGAAGCCATGTCACAGGCAGCACTACTTACTGCAGAAAAGATGGCTCGTGGAGAGAGAGAATACGAGGGCAAACTTCTTGAGGCTAGACAAAATGACTACAAAGATGAATTTGTACTTTTAATCCTTAGTGCGCCCATAGTGGTGTTAGCTTGGGCAGTATTTAGTGATGACCCAGCTATGATGGAAAAGATTGAATTGTTTTTTCATCATTTTGGTAATCTGCCAGTATGGTTTCAAACTTTATGGATAACTGTTGTTGCAAGTATTTTTGGTATCAAAGGAACACAAATATTTAAAAATGGTGGTCCAGGAAACAAAAAATAAACAGGTAGTAAGGTATCAAAAGACTTTAAAATCTTAATGTACGTTCACCTCAGGACGATTTATTTCTATCAAAAGTAGTAAAAATAGGATATTGCATAATTATGAAGTTTATTTTGACTATAGTTATGTGTTCTTATTATCAAGGTGCGTGTTTAACACCATTCACTTTTCCAACAAACTATAATTCAATGTATGATTGTTTATTAGATGGTTATCAAAAATCATATGATAAAATAGAAGAAATAGGTCGTAAAGAAATCAATGCTCATGGAATATATCTAAAGTTTGATTGTAAACCTGCAACCAATACTTGAATCCAACTTAAGATTGTAATTGCAACTTTAATTTGTTACAACTTCTAATCTATGAAATCTAAAAAACTAAAAGTTTTTGTTATTGGTGATACTCATGATAGTCCACATATACCTGACAAAAAAAGATTTGGTTGGTTCTCAAAACATATAAATAATATTAAACCTGATGTTATTGTTCACATTGGTGATCTAGTCACTTTAGATTCTTGCACGCATTATATTAAAGATGATACTTATACTGCAAGAATAGAAAAACCATATTTTACTCAAGAGATGCAATCACTTGAAGGTGCATTAGAAGAGTTTGATTATTGGTTGAAAGATAAAAAAATTCCAAAATATATTACAATGGGTAATCATGAAAGAAGATTATGGAGGTATGAAGATAAGAACCCATCTTTTTATGGTCTTGGACAAAAAGAATTGTTAGGAACTTTAAAAAAATATAAATGGGAAGTAATACCTTATGGAACTTATCTAATGTTAGGTGGTGTAGGTTTTATACATGCTCCCTTAAATCCAATGGGAAAAGAATATGGTGGTGAAGCTAGTGAAAGACAAGTAGCCAACAAGTCAAAAATAGACATAGTTTTTGGACATAGCCATAGGGCACAAGACAATAGAGTAGCCAAAATCAGTAATAAAAAGAACGATTTTACTAGAATTGTTAATGTGGGCTGTTCTTTACCCTATAATCATATAGAAAGTTATGCTAGACATAGCTTGACTGGGTGGACATACCAAGTAAGTGAAATAATTATTTGGGATGAACATATACAGGAAGTACATAACGTATCAATGCAGAGGTTAGAAAAGGAATATGATGGAAGAGGATTACGAAAAGTTAAAAAAAACAATATATGGTAAGAACTACGATAAGGTTAAAGATGGAAAACCTTTCGTGCATCTAGCAAAAAGCAAGAGTACAGGAAAGATTCTTTTACAAATTGGTGATGAGTTAGGTACTGTCACATCTAAAATCATTGGGGTAAGAGAAGCATTTAAAATAGCTTATAGATTATTAGATATGGTCTATGACAAAATCAGACAAGACGAGAAATGATTAATGATAAAGTCTATAAGATATGGAAAGTACAAGATAGGTGTAGAGTATACTCATCTTAAAGATTGCTATGGTCTATATGACCCAAATAATAAAAAATTACAAATAGATAAAAGACAAAAAGGTTTTAAACTGTTCAATACATGGATGCATGAACTGTTTCATATAATTATGTATCATGAAGAAATAGATGTTAATAAAAAAGGTGAAGAACCTATTGCTAAAGCTGTCGGTGATGGTTATGAAAAAATATTTAAAAGCAACCCAAGATTGAAAAAGAAATTATATACATTATTAAGACTTGATATTAATAAGAAAAAATGATATTCAGTAATAAGTTTTTTAGTTTATTGAAGCCCACCATCCCCAGTATATCTTATCCCTTTTTGAATCGAATCTACTGGGGTGGTTCCCTTTTAGGCACTTAACTTTTCTGCTTCTATATCTACTTCTTTTTTTACAATTTTATTAAACTTAGTATTTAGATAAACATCTTCACTATGGAATTGTAAATTATGTTCATTAGCAATTCTACACATCATACCTAAATCATAATTAAGATAATGTGCAAGTAAGAACATAAAGCATTTTACAAACTCTGGTCCATGATGAACACGACTAGGGCAAAGTGCATGAGTCATTTCATGTATTACTGTAAAAGCATCATGACCACACATTCTTGATAACTCTATCTTTTTGTAATACTTACTTGATTTTCTGTCTTGATGATAACCACTATGACAACAAGATGTTCTACCTCTTTTAGGAAAGCATTTTACTCTAGATACTTGTCTCCTAATTGATGATGGATATATTTTCATCTTGAAATTTATCCATATCCAAGTGGCATAGTTTTGTGCTTCTCTTGTATCCTTAAATCCAATAGCTTTGCCACCACCATTTTCTTTTGTAAATTGTCTTTCCCATATTCTCTCTACTTTGTACAATTTACTTCGTTGGCTATCTTTCATTAACCCTCCTTAAAGTTTCTTCTTTGTCATAGTCAATAACTTGACCTGTTTCTAAGTTCGTAATTTTTACGTTATCAATATCACCATCCCAATATCGTTCTACAAATTTAGAAAGTTTTGGACAGTCTTTGTCTACATTATCACTTACTTTTTTTGTAAAGTAGTGGTTATGTATTTTGTACTCTATTTTAAATGTTATCATTGTGCCTCCATTTATTTAGTTATCCTATAGAGTACCACAATCAAAAACCTTTGTCAATAGAAAAAAATAATTATTATTAGCCATTATTAGAGGGCTAAGTTAAACAATAGGAATGTGAAATACTTAACCCTCAATATATATATGTCATTCTAAAAAAAAAATACGCAAAGAAAAAGTGGGTGCTTCCACTCTCGCTTCCACACCCACAACCCTTAGGGAAGGTTTGTCATAAGACAAATCAATATACCAAAAAAAAGGGGTATACCCAACTATCAAAAAGGGTCAGGATGTTAATATATGGACACCTCAGGAGGTTTTATTTTAGTCTTTTTGCTTAATTTTAGAGGTATCTACGTTTTTCTCAATTAAATGATCTTTTTTATTTTTGTAAGAAACAAAGACTTTCTGCTTTGGAAACTTGTTCACAATTTGTTTCAACATTTTTTTATATGACATAGCTTGTATGTTTTCAGTTTCACCTTTATCAGGAGTAACGACAAAGTTATATCTCATGTGCCTTTGATCATGTGTCTTGCACTAGATTCTTGAGTGATACGCATATCTTTTAATGCTCTTTTATTATCATAAGAATCTTTTTTTCTTGAGTATATGCTTTCAGCAAGAACCAAAGCATCAATATGTTTTGCATATTCACCACTTAGGATAGCTTTATCACTAGCATCAGTAGACTTATCACCTGACCTAATAAAAGATTGTTTCATCTTAGCTTTTAAAATAGGTAAGTGATATTCTAATCTTCTAAAATCTCTTAAGGCATTTGCTTTTTCTTCAGAAGCAGTTTCTAATTCTTGAAATGTTCTATCAGGGTCTAATATGTAAGTAGTATGTTCTATATTGCTCATAATATTATTGCTCCTGTAATAAAACCTAAGATAAAAATTATTATTTCTTGTCTATACATTAAATGCCATAAGTGGAATTTATCAATATATTTTTTATATTTCTTCATTTTTACTCCATTTTTTTAAGTTAAGGTACAAGAAGCCTAATGACTAAACTAATAGTTTTTATTTAACTTCCTGTATTTTTAATTAAGACTATTGTTCTTTCTTATTTACAATATCTGTCTTAATTATTTCTCGTTGAATATCTTTGTACTCTCTACCCAACTTACTAGCTTCAAGATTAACACCTCCATGAGTATGTACAGTTTGAACATACTTATTATGTGTACTATCCAAAGCATCAACGAGTTTTCTCAGTTGCTCGTTCATCTTTCTCCTCTATGGTTGCCCTTATGTTTTTAGGCAAACTTTCTGCGACTTCTTTAATGAAATCTTCAGCTTTTTTATCTGTAGACCAAGTTATTTGGTTTACAAAATCAGATGTACTACTAATCCACAATTTAATCAAGTAATTTTTCACAATATCCAATAGTGTCAAATAAAGGATACTACCTGTTAAAATGTTCATATATCCTTTACTAGAAAGGCATATCATCATCTATATCTTTACCCAAGTCTTTTCTTGGGTCTACTTTCTTTTGATATGGGTTATCTATTTTGATAACTACTTTTGGAGTACCACTCTGAGTTGTTTCTCCCCAATCAAAAAAAGCTACATCATATTCACCTTTTGGTAAGTCTTGCATTAGCTTGAACTTACTGCTGGTATATAGAGGTGCTTTTGGATTCGGTCTATCACCTTTTGGTGTGAACTTTAGTAGACCTATCCATACTGGTTTTTCTATAGCCATTGTTTCTCCTTTCTTTTAATAGGTTCTTTTGAACCCAATATTTTGCATCTAACCTAAAATTAGGACTAGATTTTATATCTGATAGTTTAATTATTGTAAATTTAGCCATCAAAATCACTCCTTACTTTTGACCATGGGTCTTCTAATGCTTTCCTAAACTTACCAGCTTTAGATAATTCACATTTTACCCATATCTGACCACTAGCATTAGCAGATTTGATACTGTAAAGATGTCTTCCAATACCCCATGATACACCTGCTCTTTTTAAGCTATCTGATATTGCTCCTTTATCTGCTTCGTAAGCAGTATCACCTGCACCATCAGACCGCCATATCCACTCTCCATTTAGTTTTAATCCTATATGACATATAGTTTTAGAACCAAATACTTCATGTTTACATTGCCAGTTATGACCCATGACTTCATCAAGTCTATCTCTTACTGTATTGACAGTCACATAAGCCAACATCATAGCAACATCATTACCTACTTTGTCTTTACTTACTCTTTGAGCCCTCCACTCAATTTGATCTGTTTTAAATGGTCTAGCCAATTCATATAACAAATCTTCTACTCCCTTTACTTTTGGTTTTTGCTCCATATTTCCTTTGCTTTCTTTCTTGTATAGTCGTCAAACATCCAACCATCTGTGTTAAGTGGAGTAATCTTTATTGCATCGTGCTTGTCTTTGCATACATCCAAAAAGTTTTCTATTGTTTTAAACAAGGATAGACACTCCTCAAAACCTTGTTCAACATCATTTGGAAGAACCTCATCAAACCTAAATTTTTTAGGTGTAGCAGTAAGAATAATACATTTCTCACCACTTAATTTAGAATATAATGCTTGTTGTCTTATCTCTCCTCTAGAACATTGCATTAGTTTTGTTTTAGCTTTTGTATCAACTATTACATTGTCAAAACCAAAATCTGTATACATTATGATGTCATACTTAAGACCATATTTTTTACCCTCTACCACAATCTTTCTTTGATAATGTTTTATTCTAGTTAATTGTTTTTCTTGTAAAGCTTTCACAAATTGTTTTGCAATAGCAATAGCATTATTGACTTCATCATAATATTTTTCTGTTTTAGGTAGAGTTACTCTTTTGCCAAAATACCATTTAATTAAGTCATCTATGTTTTTTGTTTCTTTAAACTGGGACATTCTTTTTAAAATTACATAAGCACCAAATTCTGCACTTAAACCACGACCAAAAGCTGGATAAGTAGGTGATGAGTGTTTTAAAATATATCTTAATATCCAAGCTGATTTATTATCCATAAAACTATTACCTGATGAATAACTATGCGTATATCTTTCTAAGTCCATTATTCTCCATCTTTTTTGTTATCTACTGGTAATCCAGTATCTCGTTCTATATTTAGATTAGCTTGTTCAATAACTTTGTCAAGGTTTTTGATATTAGCATTTTCACTTGTATATCTAATCTGTATCATACTTATAAATGACGTATATTTATAAATATGTTCTCTTAAATCATGAGTCATATCTAAAACTTTTTGCCAATGGTCATTATTCATCTGAGTAGTTATTGGTGATTTATCAAGAACTTTAAATGCTTGTTTTAATAGACCAACAGTACCTAGAGAATAATCATCACCCTCAAGTTTTCTTACAGTATTATGACATATTTCTTTTATATCTTCTGCATGTCTATTTAGTTCCTTGCTCGTCTGTTTTTCCATTTTTGGTTTGTTTGTCATTATACTCCTTTAAGTATTTGTTATACATCTTTTGCACCATTTTATCCCTTTCAAAGGTAATAACTTGATGCAATTCTAGAGTTAATTTAAACTCTAGGTAAGACATAGGTTTCACCTCAATATTGAATAACCATAATCATTCATACATTTAGTAATGAAACGTATATCAGGTTTTTCAAAAGGTAATTTGTATTTAGTTTCCCTTTCCCAAATATAATTACATGCTTGTAAGTCTTTGTAATAATTACCAGCAATGTTCTCACCACTCCACTTATCCCTACTTGTTTCAGGATTAACCAATGGTTTGTATGCACAATTAGTCAAAAACAATAATGTTATTATCAATAATGTTTTTTTCATAATCACTCCATTTTTTTGTTATCAGTAAAATATAATATAAATTAATTGATGTCAATAAAGGCATCAAATTTTTTCATATCAATCTGTTTATTGATAACTTGTTGTTTTACCCTTTCTATTGCACTCTCATCTGCACAATTCATAAAAATTTGTTGCAAATAATGATTGCCCATACACTTAGCCAAGACACTACCTATAGACACATCTAGCTTCATATAATTCCACCAAGTAAGAAGTTTAAAAATGCTTACTGCATTACTTCCTTTTTCGTATTTTTGAATTTGTTGGAATGTGACGTTTATTGCTTTTGCAACATCTGACTGGGTTTTTCCTTTACTTAGTCTTACGTTTCTCATAAATATTCCAAGATTAACTTGAAATACTTGGTCATTGTTCATTGATTGATTTACTTCAATGATTGTTCTTGTTATCACTTCCCTTGTCATCTTTTTTACCTTTCTTTTTAAGATCAACCACCTTTAGATGATCATTTGGTTTTTTAATATCCCACACATATTTCTGACCATTACTGTCAGGAATGGGAATCACATCAAATATATCTTTAAGTCTAAATAACTCTTTTGAGAGTTGGTCATTTAACTTATTCATATTTTTGATTTCTTTATTTACTCTATCTAACTCTTTTTGAGCAGTTTGGTAGAACTGGTTTACTTCTTTATATGTATGAAAAAAGGTTTCTAATTGTCCTGTTTTTTCATACAAGTGTCTCCATTGTTGCAAATTCATTTGCTCTATCTTTTGGCTTTCTTTTTTTACCATCCAAAAGAAAATCATAAGTGCAAACAATATTAAGAAAAAATATTCCATTATGCTATCTTAGTAATATATTTTTCTAAGCACTCCAAATAAACTTGTTTTGGAACTGTTCTACCATTTTTTTTTGCGTCTTTAACAATCTTACTATACTCATCATCTGACAATGGTATTTGTAAGACTTTTGTCTTTGGTTTTCTTCTTACTTGACTTTCCATGTGTTCACCTTTCTTGTTATTACCAATCACTATATACTAATTATTTTTATTAGTAAATTATTGATTTAGTTTTTTTTTAAGAGCATAGATTACTTTTTTTGTACCCTCTACTCCAACCTTATCCAATTTACCAGCATCTACTCTTTTTTGTATTCTATGGTAAATCATTGATGGTGTAATGCTGACATATTGAACATCTCTCTTTATGTCATTTACAAGAACATCAAGTTCAAAGGTATTATATGTAGGTATCAAATTATCTATAACTTTGTCAATTTGATCCTCAACCATAGTCTTACTTCTTCTTCTTAAGACTGGTGTTCCTGACATTCTCAAAGCTACATACTTTGAAATAAAGTCAAGTTGTTGCTTGTCTGTCAACAGACCAAGCTTCTTACCTTCTTGTAGCCATTTATTGACTCTTTGAGGTAATCTATTTACTAGTGGCATAAGCCCTCCATTGTTTGCGTTAGTGTTATATGTTTATTTTTTTTAAACATGCTGACAATATAAACATTTTTTATTAGATGTCAATAGCAAAAAATAAAAAATATTTTTTTTTAGTATTTACATATATATCCCTGTAAAGTGCCAGTTCCATCTTTCAAGTAGAAACCTTGTTTTGTTCTATCTCCATCTATATCCCAATGGTGTGTTGCATTTTTGTTGTAGTATTGTTCTGCAAATGTACTACATGTAGTCCATTTTGGGTTTATTTTGTATACTCTTTGTTCTAAATCACCATTAAACAAAAGGACTAGAATAATTATTTTCATTCAAAGAAGTTCCTGAATTTATCAAAACTTGATTTCTTTATCTTTTTATCAGGTGATTGTAGACAAAAGAAAAAAGCATATACCAATGGGTCTTTTTTGTATAAATGCCAAAACATACGTTCGTTCATACGATGCTGTTCTGAGTGATGGTCAATACATAAAGGAACTACATAATGGTCAGATGGTTTCATACCAATACCTGCACCTGCAAATCTTATATGTGCTGATTGTACGTCAGGTCTTGAGCAAATTATACAGGGTTGTTCTGATACAAATTTAAGGTGAGTTTTACTTCTTATTAAATTCTTTGATGCCATAATAATCAATCAACTTTAATATATCCTTAGACCTCAGTTTATATACTATTTCAGCTTTACCACCATCGTTTTTTCTAGTGGTTTCTGTATCTATTATTGCACCTAATAATTTAAGTTCTGTTGTTCTTGGTCTGATAGTCAATAAATTTTTATTAGTTCTATTTGCTAACTCAGAAGTATTAAGTCCATCAGGATATACTTTTTCTAATTCAATCAAGACCATCTTTTGTAATCTACTTAACTTAGGATTTATTTCGTCAGCAGATTGCTTTGATGTTCTTACACCTCTATGACCAGCTTTATGTGGATATTTATCCATGTCAAATAATGCTTTTCCTATATCATCAAAATCAAACTTACCCTGCATATCTATACCATGTTGGTGTTTCTGTAAATTTCCATTTGGCAAAATAGCTTTTATCACCAATATAATAATCACGATATGCTTTTATATAATCATGATTGTTTTTGTATTTGTCAGGCATACAAAGAGGTGGTATCTCATAATGACAAGGCATAAGACAACTCATTTTTGGAAAGTAATCAATACTTGTAAGTATCTCAAACTCTTTGTTTGATTTATGTATCTTACCATATCTTTTTTTATACTCTTCTAATAAAAAATATAATAATCGTATAGTCCAAGCATAATGTTTGAATGAATTTCCAACCCAAAGGGTCATAGGATGGTTCTTAAATCCTATCTTGTAAAGTCTTTCATCACGACCATTGTATCTTTGATAGGCAGTACATAACATTTGAGTTGTTTCTACTATCATCTTACAAACATGTTTATCACAATGATATTCTGCACAAGTTCTTGGGTCATTATCTAAATGAAATATATTCATCTTTTCTCCATTAGTTTTCTGTTATCTTTACCTTTACGAATAAAAAAATGATTGTCAATGATTAAAATTAATTATTCATGATAAAGTATGCAGGTGCTAACATAGGTAATGGAGTTGGACAAGGGATGTCCGACTAACCTATTGAGATCATTACTGATACCTCACACCTGCATTACATTTATGAATTTTGGTGGACTGTCCACACCAAGATTTATAATAACAAAATACTTTTTAAAATGTCAAGAAATTTTTAATTTTTGACCAAATAGACTGTTTTTTTATAACACTTGACTTGATTTCATTAATCAATTGATTATATGGCTCACCTTTTTGTACTACAGATGAGCCAATAATTTTAAGCAATCTAAATTGGTTATATGCTTTTGATATTGTTTTCTTTTTAATTTTCACAATAACAAAATCTTTCAAGCTACCTCCAAATCACTTTCTTCATCATCGGGGTCTTCTCTTTTTATAGTACCTAATTCTCTCGTACCTTCTTTTAGGTCACTATATTCTTTTGCATAAGTACAAACAACGTCATCACTATTATCCCTTACTTTGTGGTCTTCCATTGTTTCATCTTTTGGAGCATCTAACCATTTATCGAATGCTTCATCTTCATCTTTTGCTTTGATTTGATATTCAATGACAATTGTTTTTTCTTCTTTTATGGTAAAAACTTTTTTACCAATATCATTATCATATAACTCTAATCGTTTTGAACTATATCCCATATATCCTCCTAAAAGCTAAAATCGTGATAATGTTGTCTATGACCAAAACCAACTTTTGTTCCATATAAACATTTATTCCAACGATTTGTTTGTTCATTCCACCTTACTTCATGATAAACTTTTACAGGAATACCATCAGGGTGCATAAATTCTAAACCCTTAAGATATATCTTTTTACCATCTTTGTTAGGTGTGTACTCATAAGTTTGAGATTCACTCATACCATTGTTATCTACTCTTTTTGCATCATCTCTTTGGATAACAACAATATCAAAGTTTTTACCTTTCCACTTTTTATCAACCTGTATAACTGAATATGGGTGTCTATCAGTCCACATATATTCTGTAGCCCCCATTCCAACCTTAGGTTCATTTTCTTTCTTGTAGCATCTATGCTCATCTATTCTATTTAAGATACTACCCTGCCACTTTATCTTTGTTGCTTTTAATGTTTCCATTTTGTCCTCCATTGTTTTTGTTATCCATATTTGTAAACTATTCTACATATATGTCAAATAAAAAATAATAAAAATAAATAATAATTATTATTGACTATTCCAAAGAAATAACTATATTAATAGATAACAAAGGAGCATTTATGAAAACACTTAACCAAGAAAAAATGGAAGTTATTGGGTATGATGAAGATAGGGATGCATTCTACTATTTTGATGATGCAACTGATAACATGGTTTCATTTCCAATTAAAGGTGATGTTAGAAGTGCAGCAACAAGTTTGTTTGATAAAGTGAGCCAATTAGCTGACGTTGTTGCTTATAGTTCATCAATGGATTTTGAATTTCCTGATAAATATGGAAGAGATTCATTGAACATCTTTAATAATGTAGGTAAAACATACTACCCAAACGATAGGTAGACTTTATTAAAGAGAAAAAAAGATATATAATACTTCCTGAGAGGTTTATCTTTGATATGGATATTTCAGGAAATGATTTAAAAGTTCTATGTTTTTTCATTAAGTTCAATAACTTTATGAAAGAGATGTACTTTTCAATACAGTACATTGCTATGAAAACTAAACTATCCAAAAGGTGTGTTCAGAGTTGTCTTGCTAGTTTAAGAAATAAGAATGTTATTACTTGGACACAAAGAGAAAATAAAACTAACATCTATAAATTACATTTGAATGGCAAATCTTGCCAAGAAGTAAATACTAATAATTTATTAAATAATACTATAGCAAAAAATACTATGGATAAGGTGGATAAGGTTAAATATGTAAAAACAGAAATTATAAGTCAGGAAATAAAACAAATTACAAAGAGAACAAATATATTTTATAAGAGTAAAGTTAATCAAAATAATAAATTAACCAATAGACAAAGATTAGAAAAATATGCGTGGAAATTTATCGCAGAAATGGAAAGAGATAAAAGACATGCCTTAATGAATAAATTAACAGACCCAGTAGAATGGGAAGAGTTTTTAAAAAAGATGCAGACAGCAGTAGTTTATCAGAGAGGACGTAAAATAAATAGATGATGTATGAAAAAGCTAATAGTACAAAAGGAAATAAAAGAAATACATCCAGTATCAAATAAGGTAGTCAAGAGCAGAGTCTTCATTAATATAAAAGAATGTGGTTTGGATTTTATGTTGCACAAAAATTTAATCAAAGAAAGTCAGCACAAAGCAGGTATCAGATTTAGACAATATTTTGAAAAAGCATCTATTGGTGGATTTAAATCTACTGATTTACAAAGAGGTTATTTTGATAGGTCTAATCAAGTATACTCAATACCAAATAGTGTTGCTAGTGCTATGCAAAACTTACATTCAGCTAGAGATCTCTTGGGTGAACAAGGATATAAAATTGCTATTCTTATTTGTGGTCAGGACTTTTCTTTGATAAACACAAGAAAAAAATTAAATATAAAAGAAAGATATATGGGTGAAAGATTAAGGGAGGTTTTATCAGATTTAGCCAATCTGTATGGTTATGGGAATACTTAAACCAAAACAAGCATATTCTAAGATAGCAAAAAATTACGATAATATTTACTCATCAGTTAAATGTGAGATAGAAAATGAGTACATTAGAACAATTCTAAAGAACAATAATGTTCCTGATGGTAATGTTCTTGACTTAGGATGTGGCACAGGAAACTATCTTGATTGGTTCCCTGATTCTTTTTTTAAATTTAAAGGTATTGATATTTCAAAAGAAATGATTGATGTTGCAGAATATAAATATCCAATGGCTAAATTTTCTGTTGGTGATATGGCAAATCCAAAAGTGTATGAAACTGGATATGATTCTATTATATCTTTATTTGGTTCTTTTTCATATTGTTTACAACCTGAAAGAGTAATTCATAATTCTTATAAATCTTTAGTATCAGGAGGTAAATTTATTATAATGCCTTTAACACCAAAGTGGGCATATTTTCAATCTCAGGTTTCTTTTTCTGAGGGTGTAATTTCTACACAATTGTTATATACAGATAAAATTATAAGAAAGTTATTAAATGGATTTGATGTGAAAAACATATATGGTTTTCCAATATTGTTAGATATTCTTTCAAAAAAATATCATGACAGCAAAATAATCTGTAATGCACTTACACCAATAGATAAATATTTATCAAAACACTTTCCAAATCTCGGTGCATATATTATTGTAGTTGCAGAAAAAAAATGAAAAAATTAAAAACAAGAGGTTTGGTGTGGCATCTATATCATACAATACTTGCAGTTGAATTAGGAATAATCATGGTCATTGAGATTTTAGAATACATGAGGTTTAGCTGGTGAAGAAATATCTCAATCTAAATGTTTTTAGTGCTGCAGTTCAAAGAATAGAAAGTTTATACAATGCAGGACACAAAGTAGTTGTTTCTTTTAGTGGAGGAAAAGATAGTACGATATGTCTTGAACTTTGTATACTTGCTGCAAAAAAAACTGGTAATCTGCCAGTAGATGTAGTTATGCGTGATGAGGAAATAATGTTTCCTGGAACCTTTGAGTATTGTGAAAGGGTCGCTAAACGTCCTGAGGTAAGCTTTCATTGGCTTGTAGCACATCAACCTATCATAAACATCTTTAATCGTGAAAGTCCTTATTTTTGGGTTATGGACCCATCCTTACCAAAAGAACAATGGGTAAGAACACCACCATCTTATGCAGAGTCTATTCCTGAAAAACATATTGGAGCATTAATTACAAAAGATAGATTTCCTACAGATGATGGTAAGATTACTTATGCAGTCACAGGATTAAGAGTAGAAGAAAGTCCAAATAGACGTATGGGTTTGTTTTCTTCTAAAAATTTTGTCACGAAACCCAATAAAGGATATGCTAGTGCAAGACCAATATATGATTGGACTACTGGAGATGTTTGGAAAGCTATGTTTGATTATGGTTGGGATTATTGTTCAGCTTATGATGACATGCATCGTATGGGGAGAAGTAGAGCAAAAATGAGAATAGCACCACCAACAATGAGCCAAGCAGGAATAAAAGATTTAGAACTTGGTGCAAAAGCTTTTCCTAAATGGTTTGATCAAGTTTGTGTACGTCTGCCTGGTGTCAAAACTGCAGCACAATTTGGAAAACATGCAGTCACACCTACAAGAAAATTAGGTGAAACATGGAGAGATTGTTTTCATAGAGAGTGTATTGATGATGCTCCTGATTGGATAAAAGAAAGAGCAATTATTGTCAGAGATAGTTTACTAAAAAGACATTCAAATGTATCAAGCAATCCATTTCCTGAGAAGATAGCAGAAAGAACGTCAAGAACATTAGGTTCATGGAGGAATCTTGCTCATGCTCTTTGGAATGGTGACCCTTTTTCTTTGAAGACAGATGGTTTACTTCCTAACATAGAACCTGAATTTTTTAGAAAAGGTGCAGGGACTTGGGGTGGAAAACCAACATGGTGACCACAGGTATCGGTAGATGCTTTGATAAACTAAATTGGAAGTGGGCTAAGTCATATGAAAAAACTGCACCTCATTGGTGGTCAAAAAGATTAGAATGTAAAGATTATTTTATGTGGGAGTTCTGTCTGCAAGTCATTGAATATTATGGTAAAGATGAAAAATATGGCAATAGAACTTACCGATATTATTATTCAGGTGATTACAAATATTGGATAACTCAAATAAATAGACCTAAACAATTATTGATAAATAAGGCAAAAAAATGATACGTCTTAGTATTGCCATAATGCACACTCCTGCTTTTATTGGAAGACGACACCATGTAGAATACATGATAAATAAAATTTCGGTGCGTACTATACAACAAGAGGTTGAAGATTTCAAGATATTTGCAGATTGGTATCAAAAGGGAGTTTGGTATAATGCAAGACAATGCTGGATGTGGGGGTTATCAACAAAATCTACACATCATTTAGTTATTCAAGATGATGTAGAACTTTGTGAACAATTTGTGCAGACTGTCAAGAAATGTATTGAAACATATCCTGAACACCCTCTTGGGTTGTATGCAAATAGAAAAATATGTGAAGAAGCTAAAAATCAAGATAAAAGATGGTGTCAAATACCTGATGGAACATGGGGTCAAGCCATCGTATTGCCACAATCTATGATTGCAAAGTTTTTGAAATGGGAGAGAAATCATATACTTCCTAATTTTAAATGGGATGATTCTAGACTTGCCATGTTTTTAGTTGATCAAAAGATACCTGCAATGTGTCCAATGCCATCTTTAGTTAATCATGCAGGTGCAGATTCATCTATTGTTGGCAATAACAATAAAAATAGAAAAGCTAGATGGTTTGTTGAAAATAAAAATTATTTAGATTATAACTGGTCTGATAAGGAATTTTTAAAAAGTCCATCAGCTTTATCAAAGGAGTATTATAAATATTATGTCTGAAGTTAAAACAAATGTCGCTAAGCAATATAAAACACTAGAAACTTTAAATATCACGTATGTATCACCAAAAGATATAAAACCTAATTCATATAATCCAAACAGACAGTCAGATAGAGATTTTGAGTTATTACTCAAGTCAATGAAAGAAGATGGATTTACTCAGCCAGTAATTGTGCAGAAATCAACAAAAGAAATAGTTGATGGCGAACACAGATGGAGAGCATCACAAGCATTAAACATGGATAAAATTCCTGTTGTATTTGTAGAAATGACAGATGAGCAAAGACGTGTATCTACATTAAGACATAACAGGGCTAGAGGTTCAGAAGATATACAATTGACTGCTCAAGTAATGAGAGATTTAGAAAAGCTAGGAGCATTGGACTGGGCGCAAGATACATTGATGTTATCTGATGTAGAAGTAAATAGGTTGCTAGAAGATATACCTGCTCCTGAAAGTCTTAAGAATGAAGAGTTTTCTACTGCATGGACACCAACAGATGCAGATACAGAACAAGATAGTGTTGAAGCTACAGAACACAAAGTATCAGGAGGTACAATGATGAAATCATTATCTGTTGATGCTCTTGAACAACAACGTAATCTTGAAAGAAAATTACAGGAAGCAAAGACAGAAGAAGAACGTCAAATGGCTAGAACTGATTCAGACATGTATCGTATTTCTTTAGTTTTTAGTGGGGCAGAAGCAGGAGTAATCAGAAGTGTTCTTGGTAAGAAACCTGCTGAAAAAATGTTAGATATGTGTAAGAAAGAACTTCAAGAACCCTCACCATCTGCACAACAAAATGATGAGGGTCAGGAGGCTTAGTGTTTCCAAGCTTTCAAAGTTTGCTCAGATTCCACTAATTTATCTAGTGTTTGTCCTAACTCAGGAAAATAAACACCTTTGATAACTTTAAATATCTTTTCTTTTTTGTAATCAATACCAACCAGTACGACAGTATAATCATCAGCCCATGTAAGCTGAATGTGTATTCTGCCTTTCTTGACTAAGCTAGTATTCTGAAATTCAAAAGAAAGACCACCTTCATATTTCTGTGAGTTTTTTATCCAATTAAATTTATTGGCACCCATACTCATTAGACATATTGCTGGTATCTGTTTTCTGATAGTGTCTGCTATCTGAACACTTCTTTCTTTTGGTATCGGACTACCAAGAGCACTCATATACAACCTCCTTTCCATTTTTTATCTGTTCTTTTGCCCATTTAATAAATTCCAAGTCTTGCTCTCTATATGCTTTCATTTGTTCTTCTTGGAATTGCTGTCCCCAAAAATAGCCATCAGGAGCAAAGTATCTGTAATACTTTTCTTCAATAGCTTTTTCTAGTTTATCAAGAACAACACTCGTAATCAGAACATAAGGTGTATCAGCATCAGAATTAAAACCTAAGTGTCCTAAAGGATGTGTAGGGTTATAATCCTTATTCTGAAGTCTATGTTCATCTGACATAAAGTGCTGAAGTCTTGCATGTTTTCTCCAGTAGAATTGATTATTGTCAGTACCACTCTTGTCGTTGTTGTACTTGTCAAAATCATATTCTTTGCCTCTTAAATGTGCGTATTGGTCTAATCCCATTATGCACCTCCCATCATTGTTGTCGTTATTTTATCACCAACTTTGTCTTCAACACTTTCATATTTGTGTCTGAAGTCTTTCGCTGGTACTGTCAATATCATTGATTCACCACCTTTCTCAAAAGTGACCCCTGCATCAATAGATACTTCTGATAACTCATGTAATGCCTCTCCATAGTTATCTAAGAAGTCTTCATAACAAGACTCAATACATTCGTTAGTATAAGTCTTTTCCCTATTATTAAGTTTAAAAGAACAAGTCACACTTTCTGATGCCCAGTCTTTATCACCTCTCCATAGGTTATCTGTTATTCTTTTTTTTGTACTCATTGTTTCCTCCATTTTTTTTGTTGTCATACATATATCTTTATATTATATCCTAATAATTGTCAATAATAATTATTGAACATTAGTGTCCATTTTGGGATTATTATCTAACATGTCAATAAACGTATTGAAGTCTAATTGAGTTTCTTGAGTATCATCTTCATAGACCCAACCATCTTCTTTCATACGAATTAAAATGTCATCAATAGAATAACCTCCCTGCTTGACATATCGGAATGTATCTTTGTCAAGAACACATCTAATATCGCTGAGCATTGGAGTATTAGAATCTATCTTATTACCATTGACCCATGTTCTGAAATCAAGACATACTTCTTTACTTCTTGACTTATTATATCCTCCCCTCATTATTTCTCCTCAGCACTTATACTATTGCTATTAGTATAAGAAGATTCTACTTCCCAGTTTTCAGCTTTTTCAATTGCTTCTTCTTCTGAGTTAGCTTCTACTTCACAGGTATATATTATAGTCTGCTCTGAAGTATCTGTTAATTTAAATCGTTTCATTTTTCCTCCTTTCTGATTATCCATATATCTCCTCCATGTCGTCTTCTTTTACACCTCTAAGAAAGTTAATGCCGATATACTTTGTGAACTTATTCTTAATATCTTGTACGTCTGCCATTGCATAAGCTACAAAATAAAAAGCGAATAAAAGACCAAAGAAAGCAAATAATAAAGGAACTATCATAGACCCTCCTTTTTCCACCATTCGTTAGCTTTTATAAGACCAAACTCTTTTACCAGTCTGACAAGTATCTGCCATTGTGGTAGACCCTGTCTTTTTAATTCATTGTATTTGATTCTTATCTCCATTACTTCCTCCATCCTTTAAACTCACCATAATTAATAATGTCATGATTAATATCGTGAGCAGTTTTGTTGATAGTACCTTTGATGCTGTTCTTAAAAACCACTAAAAGATTAGAATCTTGATTTTTAAAAACCTTATCCATTTCTTTTAATAGTATTGCTCTAACTTCATTTACTATCTTTTTATTTTTTATCATGTTTACTCCATTGTTTTTTTTTGTTATCATGTCTTTATTATTACATTAATTATTATTAATCGTCAATAAATATTATTAATTATTATTATATAGGTGTCCATTATGGGTTATCATAGAAAGAGAAAGTCAGCACGTAAACTTGCGGAAATAGAAAGGTTTGTTGCTAAATGTATCTACTGCTTAAAAGATATTTATTCTACTGATAGCTTTGTTGCTTTAGTGAAAACATTAGACCCTGCTACATATAATTATGCACATTATAATTGTATGAAAGAAGAGGATAAGAAACAACAACAAGACCCAAGACACAATCAAAATTAACAAAATCGCGAATAAAACTTGCGATTGTACCCTTATAATGCTAGACAGGACATAATAGGATAACTACATGTAAAGACTTGTATAGTTGTATATATGCAACACTATATATTGTATTATTATCACTTCTGTTGTAAATATATCACAGATAGCAACCAGACCGTCAAATGTTCGGTAAGACATGGGAAAAAAACATGATTGAAAGATTAGAAGAAGAAAGTCAGAAGAATTATTCTCTGTACTGCGTATATCAAAATATGGGCAGAAACAGGAGCTTAGCAAAGGTTTCAGAACAAACAGGCATATCCAAAAGGTGGATAGAATCTCTATCTAGCAAGTACGATTGGACACATAGAACCGAAGTGTATGATACTCATCAACAACAGCTTTTATATGAGGGTATGGCTAAAGAGATTAAAGAGATGGGTAAGAGACAAGCGAGTTATAGTTTACAGATGATAACTGCTCTTATTACCCCTGCTCAAGAGTTATTAAAGAGATTAAAAGATAAGAATGGTAAACTTGATTTCGCTGATATAAGTGATACAGATTTAGTACAGACTGTTTCTAGATGTGCTACAGCTTTCAAGTTATTAACTGATGTAGAAAGATTAGCAAGAGGTGAACCGACAGACATACAGGCACTGTCAGTTAAACCTAAGATAGATACAAGTTTTATAGATAAAATAGGATCAAACGAAGAGAGTAGTAAACTTGCCACAGAGCTTCTTGCAAAAATCAAAGATACTAACTAGCCAACCAGCAGGGTTAGCCATCTTACATAGTCAGGGTCATTGGCAGTTCCCTGCTCACTTACAGCTTCTTAATCAGAAGTTATTACAGGTCGCTACAGGTAAGATTAAAAGATTAATTATTAATATGCCACCTCAACATGGTAAGTCAGAGTTTACATCTAAATACTTTCCAGTTTGGTATCTAGCAACACATCCTGATAAGAAAGTAATCTTATGTTCATATGAAACTAATTATGCGATTAGTTGGGGACGTAAAGCTAGAGATGTATTTGATGAGTGTGTTCCTGAATACTTTGGCACAAAAAGAAACATGAGGGTAAACATACAAGGAAACTGGGAAACATCTAAGGGTGGGTACATGTATTGTGTAGGTGTCGGTGGTGGTATCACAGGTAGGGGTGCAGATGTATTTATTATAGATGACCCAGTAAAGAACAACGAACAAGCTATGTCACAGGTTTACAGAGATAAAACTGTAGATTGGTTCCAATCAGTTGCTTCTACACGTCTAAGTCCTAATGCTTCTATAATAATTATTATGACTAGATGGCATCCTGATGATTTAGCTGGTAGGTTAATATCACAAGATAAACTTGGTGGAGATAAATGGGAAGTTGTATCTTTACCAGCTATTGCTGAACAGAACGATCCAATAGGACGTAAGTTAGGTCAGGCTCTATGGGAGGATAGATATAACATAGGTGTACTGAATGACAGAAAGAAACAGGTAGGTGAGTTTTGGTTTCGTAGTATGTATCAACAACAACCATACTTTAAGGGTGGTAGGGTGTTCGCTGATGCTAATTTCTTTGGAAAAGAGCCAATAGGAGGTATTTTAGGGTTAAGTGTAGATTTTGCATATTCCCGAAAGTCGTATAGTGATTACTCGGTAATAGGGGTAGGTAAGTGGTTTAACCAAAAACTGTATTTAATAGATTGGTGGAGAGGACAAGTTGATGCGAGCCAGTTTGCATCCATACTAAAAAAATATCAGTTAAAATACGATAGTCCTATTTATACGAATATCGGTGGTACAGAAAGAGGCATAGTAGATTTTTTAAAAAAAGAGCATGGTTTAAGAATATTAGAAAAACCAGCTACTACAGATAAATTTAGTAGGGCGCAACCAGTAAGTGCCGCGTGGAATGATGGTCGGGTATTATTACCTGAGAATACAAAATGGACTCAACCTTTAGTACATGAGGTTGCAAGTTTTACTGGAGTTAATGATGTACATGATGACCAAGTTGATGTATTAAGTACATTGTACAATAGTTTAAACAGAAGTCAGAAACCTTTATGGAGAATAAGTTAAGATGGCAATATTTGACAACGTAAAAAAATTTTTCGGAGCTAACACACCACGAAAGCAAAGTAATAACAATATAACTTTTTACGATAAATTAAGTTATAACGTCTACCCAAAAGATAGGTACGACCAGTTAGCAAAAGAAGGCTACCAAGAAAATGCAGTAGCTTATAGGTGTGTAAATGAAATTGCCAATGCGGCAAGTAGAGTTAAGATAAATGTTTTTAGAGGTGATCAAGAATTAGAAGACCACCCAATTTTAGATTTATTAAAAAACCCAAGTCCAAATTATGGACAAGTAGAATTTTTTCAAGCAGTCTATGCGTATTTATTAATTAGTGGTAATAGTTATGTTTTACAAAATGGTCCTGAAACAGGAGAACCACAAGAGCTGTACCCATTAAGACCTGACAGAATTAGAATACAACCAGCTTCAAAAGGTAATTTACCAAGTGCATATAATTATATGTTAGGTGGTAAAATTGTTGATCAGTATCTTGTAGATAGAAAAACAGGACAAAGTAAAGTTAAACACATAAAGCTATTTAATCCATTAGATGATTATTATGGTTTGTCACCTATTATGGCAGCAAGTATGGATATAGACCAACATAACTTGTCAAATAAACATAACGTAGCTTTATTACAAAATGGTGCAAGACCAAGTGGTGCAATTGTATTTAAACCTAAAGATGAAACAGGTGGAGATGTACAATTAACAGATTCACAAAGAAATCAAATTGTAAATGATTTAAACACAAGATTTCAAGGACCAAACAATGCAGGTAGACCTATGTTGTTAGAAGGTGATTTTGATTGGAAGTCAATGGGTATGAGTCCAAAAGATATGGACTTTACACAATTAAAAAACTTTAGTGCAAGAGATATAGCACTTGTTTATGGTGTACCAAGTCAATTAGTTGGTGTACCTGATTCACAAACTTATAGTAACCTTGCAGAAGCAAGACTTGCTCTTTATACAGAAACTGTTTTACCTTTAATGGATAGAATACAATCAGATATGAACGAGTGGCTTACACCTCAGTTTGGTGATGATTTAAGATTAAGCTATGACATTGATAGCATACCAGCTATGGCAGAACAAAGAAGAAGAGTATTTGAGTCTGTAACAAGTGGTGTACAAAATGGTATCTTAACTCGTAATGAAGCAAGAGAACAATTAGGTTATGATACAATGGATGGTGCAGATGAATTATTAGTAAGTGCAACCTTGATGCCACTTAATACTGTTAATGAAGAATCACCAAAAGATGAAACTGTACCTGAAGAACCAACAACAGAACAAGAAGATACAAACTCAATTAACATTATAGAAATGATGTTAGATTTAGATAAAGATTTAGATGAACTTGTAAAAGCTGAAGCAGATATAGATACAGTACCAACAGATGGTATGGTTACAGAAGCTAAAAAAGGTTTAGAGTGGAGAAAAGAACATGGTAGAGGTGGTACAATGGTTGGTGTTGCAAGAGCAAACCAAATTGTAAGGAAAGATAGATTATCACCATCTACAGTACGTAGAATGAAATCTTTTTTTGCAAGACATGAAGTTGATAAAAGAGCAGAGGGTTTTAGACCAGGAGAAGAGGGTTATCCATCAGCAGGTAGAATAGCTTGGGCTTTATGGGGTGGTGATGCTGGACAAACATGGTCAAACAAAAAAGCTGACCAATTAGATAGAGAAAGAAATAAATTTTTAGAAAACATATCAGAACTTACTGATGAAAACTTTGAAGAGAAACAATTAACTGCAGCAGTACGAAAAGGTCTTAAAAACAAAGTTGATAAACACAATGAGAAGCATGGAGATAAAAAAGGTAAAAGAGTTACCTTAAGAATGCTTGGAGCAGTCTTTAGAAGAGGTATAGGTGCTTATAGAACAAATCCTGGAAGTGTAAGACCAAGTGTTACTTCAGAAGAACAATGGGCTTATGCTCGTGTTAATGCGTTCCTTTACGCAGTAAGAACAGGAAGATTTAGATCAGGTAAGTTTGACTTAGATTTATTACCAAGTGGACATCCACTTAAAACGTAGAGGTTAATATGGCAAAAATAAAATTTATACGAACAACTTTAAACATTGAACATAATAAAGATACAGATGGATTTGATGTTGTAATAAGATTAGGTTCACTACCAATGGAAGAAGATGCTTGTGAATTAGCAACAGCTTTAGTTTTACAAAATGGTGTTAAGTTTGAACACAATCCTGAAACAATAACTTTACACTAATGTTTAATGTTAAACAGATAAAAAGATTTGGTTCTCAAGTTAAAAGATTAGAATGGGAACGACAAAATAGATTAAGAATACCTTATGAAAAGAATTTTGAAAGAGTATTAAAAAATTATTTTAATAATTTAGCAAAATCATCTGTTGTAGCTTTTGAAACAGGAGAAGATGTTTACTTTCAAAATAACTTAAATAATAGTTTTAAAAATTTACAAAATATTTTTAGAGTGCAATATAATGTTATAGCAAGAGAATTTAAAAACAATGCACTCAATAGAACACAAAACGTAAAAGATTTTGATACAGAATTTGAAATTGCTTTAGCGCAATATATAAATGGTAATGTTGGTACACTTGTTACAGAAATTAATGAAACAACAAGACAAGCCATAGCAAATGATATTTTATTTTCTACACAAAATAATTTAGATTTACCTGCTACTAGCAATAGAATTAGGAATACTTTAATAGGTTTTGGTTTATGGAGAGCAAGTTTAATTGCACGTACAGAAGTACATAGAACTGCTTCATGGGCTAATGAGCAAACTGCATTACAAATGAATATTGCAGGAACAGTAAAAGAATGGGTAAGTGTTCAAGATGACAGAACAAGAATTACTCATGCTTTCGCTGATGGACAATTGGTTGATATTAACAGTAGATTTGTAGTGGGTGGTGTACCACTTAAATATCCTGGAGATCCTGCTGGTGGTCCTGAAGAAACGATAAATTGTCGGTGTGTTGTTGTTTACACAACACCTGATTACTTAACAGGAGTATAATATGGAACTAATAATAGGAATAATTATAGGTTATGTAGGTTGTATTTTCTTTCATAATAAGATAAAGGTGATTGCTAAGTCTTCTTTTTCTAAGATTTGGAAAGATTAATGCCTTTAGTAAAACCAAAAAAAAGAGAAAGACGAGAGAATTTTTTAGAGAGATGTATGGGTGACGCAACATCAGTTGATGATTTTCCAAACAGATCACAAAGATTTGCAGTCTGCAATGACTTGTATGATAATAGAAATAAGGAGGACAGTAAAATGTTAGAAGAAGAAAAATATCATAAAAAACCTAAGAAGAAAGAAGAAATAGGTAAAGATAAATTTAACAATCCAGGCGAAGCTACAGCAAGAGCCAAAGAGATTGGCTGTTCAGGTATTCATTCACACGAAGAAAATGGTAAAACAATTTTTATGCCATGTAAAACTCATGATGATTATATGAACGCATTATCAAATAAACCTGACGAAGAGAAGCCAGGAAAAAAACCAAAAGACGAAATGAGTTATCATGATGAAGATGATGACAAAAAGAAACCAAAGAAAAAAGAAATGGAAGAAGATAAAGATTGTGTTGATGGAACATGTATGTGTGAAGAAACACAAAAACAAATTTACTATGCTGAAATAAAAACAGAACAAGAAGGTGTTTTTAGTGGGTATGCATCCACGTTTGGAAATGTTGATCAAGGTAATGATATAGTTGCCAAAGGAGCATTTACAAAAAGTTTAGCAGAAAGACCAGCAAACAAAGTAAAATTATTATCTCAACATAAAACAGATCAACCAATTGGAATTTTTACAGATATGTTTGAAGATTCAAAAGGTTTATTTGTAAAAGGTAAATTAGCATTAGGAACTCAAAAAGGTAGAGAAACTTATGAGTTAATGAAAATGGGAGCAATAGATGGTATGTCTATTGGTTTTAGAGCTAATCCTGAGAAACAAACTTATAATGAATCTAAAAGAACAAGAACTTTAAATGAAGTTCAACTTTTAGAAATATCGCTGGTTACATTTCCTATGAATGAAAGAGCTATGGTTCAATCAGTCAAAGGAGATAAAAGTATTCGTGAGTGGGAAACTATCTTGAGGGATTCAGGAGGTTTATCACGATCAGAAGCTAAGGTAGGAGCTAAGGCTCTTATGGAAGCTTTATATCATCGGGATGATGACACAAAACAGTTAGCTGATCTTATTTATAAGGTCGCTGACATTTTAAAAACAAACAAACAAATCTAGGAGGAAACATGGCTACATTAGATAATAATGAAGTTAAGTCCGCTGTTGAAGGTCTAGGAAAAGCGTTTGACGAGTTTAAAAAAACTCACCAAGAAGAACTAAAGCAAATCAAAGACAAAGGTTCTGCTGATGTTATTACTTCTGACAAATTAAAAAGAATTGAAAAATCTCTTGATGATTTAGAAGATGTTAATCAAAAGGTGACTAAACAAAAACTTGCTCAGGACGAACAAAAAGACCAACTCAACAGAATCGAAACTATGATTTCTAGACCAGATTTCGGAAGAGGTAACTTAGTTACTGATTCAAAAGAAATGGCAGTCTACAAAAAATGGTTGAGAGAAGGCAAAGAAGCTTTAGCACCTGAAGAAATGAAAGTGCTTACTGCTTCTAATGATAATACTGCTGGTTATTTAGCTCCACCTGAGTACGTGAGAGAATTAATCAAAGGTATTGTTGAAATCAGTCCAATTAGATCAATTGCTAGAGTTAGAAGTACGACTAATAGATCAGTACAAATTCCAAAAAGAACGAGTACATTTGCAGCAACATTCGTTGCAGAGCAAGGAACTAGAAGTGAAACTACTGGCTATGCAGTAGGTCTAGAAGAAATACCAACACACGAACTATATGCATTAGTAGATATTTCAGAACAAGAACTAGAAGATTCAGTCTTCAATCTTGAACAAGAAATGTCATCAGAGTTTGCAGAGCAATTTGCAAAAGCTGAAGGTAATGCTTTCGTGACAGGTAATTCTGTAGGAAAACCTGAAGGAATAGTAACAAACTCATCTGTAGGTACAACTGCATCAGGAGCATCAGGAACATTTGATGCTAATGCTTTAATCAGTTTATACCACGCAGTAAAACCTGACTATTCTAGAAATGGAACATTTGTATTTAACAGATCAACTCTTGCTTTAATTAGAAAGTTAAGAGATGGTCAAGGTGCTTATGTATTCCAAGCAGGATTCTCACTACAAGTTGGTGTTCCAAATACAATTTTAGGTGCGCCTTATGTTGAAGCAACAGACGTTGCTGACATAGGTTCTTCTACTAAACCAGTAATTTTTGGTGACTTTAGAAGAGGGTACATGATTGTAGACAGAACAACACTTTCAGTAATGAGAGATCCTTTCACTCAGGCAACATCAGGTAACGTAAGATACATTGCAAGAAGAAGAATCGGTGGACAGGTAATTTTACCTGAAGCTATTCAAATTCTACAATGTGGTGCGTAATAATATAGGAGGATATAAAAATGCAAGACGGAAAATCAGGTATAGCAATTGACGAAAGTTTAAATGCTATCGTAAAAGACGCAGATACAAATTGTACTGCAATTGATTCTCAAGGCTTTTCTTCTGTAGTACACGTTGTAAACGTAGGTGCGCCAGGAATTACATTCAGTACAACTCACAAAGTTGAAATTGAATTAGAACATTCTGACGACAATGCTACATTTACTGACGTGACATCTAATACAGATGTTACTGGAGGAACAGTAGATAGTTCAGGTATATTCCAAACTATTGATGCTAATGGTGACTGTAATGCAGTCTATGCTATTGGTTATGTAGGCGGAAAAAGATACTCTAGAGTTGTATTAAACTTTAGTGGTACTCATGGTACAGGAACTGTTTTTGGAGTAGTTGGTGTTAAAGGAAGACCATTACATGGTCCGACTTCATCACAAGCGAATCAATAATAATTGAAAAAGTGTGGGGGAGCAATTCCCCACATTTTAAATAGGAGGACTTATGAAAAAAATTAAAAAGTTTTTTAAGAAGTGGTGGAAAAGAATTAATACATATATCGTAGGAGGATATTTAAAATGAAAATTAAAATGAAAAAAGATGTGATAGGTGCAGTTGATAATGGTGGCTCAACAATGCTTTATAAAGCAGGACAAACTTATCAGATGAATAGTAAATTAGAAATGGAAATGGCGACTGCTTGGATGAACGATGGAAGAGCAGAAAAAGGTGTTGCAGAAAAAGTAACTAAAGTTGTCAATGAAATGGAAAAGAAAACTGAGAAAAAAAGCAAAAGCATTTTGAAAAAAGTGTTTGGTAAAAAAAAGAAAAAGTAAGGAGTTAAAATGATTTATTCAATAGTTAATTCAGTATCTATAGCAGTAACTAATTCAAGTGCTAGTACATCTGCATTGGTAGTACCATCAGGATTAATAAGAGTTGCATCTACACAAAATGCTTACTTTACTATATCAAGTAGTGCAGGAACTGCCGATAATACAGGAAGTATGATTGGAGCAGGACAAGAAGTAATTATAAAAGTAGATAATGGTTCTTTTTTAAATGCTATTAGAGATACTGCAGATGGTAGAATAAGTGTTAGTTGTGTTAGACCTGGTGATCCTCTTGGAGAGTAATTATCATGGCAGGTTTAACAATATCAACAGCTTGGTCTGAAACAGCTATAACTTTAGCAGAAGCAAAAACACATTTGCGTATAGATGGGAGTGAAGATGACACTTATCTAAATGCACTTATTTCTACTGCACAGTTTACTGCTGAGAAATATACTGGTAGAGCAATAACAAACCAAACATTAAAATTAGGTTTGGATGGTTTACCTTATGCTGATGATAATAAATATTATCCTGAGGGTTTTTTTACTGCTCCTGATATTAATAGATCATTAGGTTATATTGTATTACCTAGACCACCTTTAGTGTCTGTTACACATTTTAAGTATTATGATGAAGACAATACAGCAACAACATTTGCTACAAGTAATTATCATGTTGATACTCAAACAGAACCAGGTCGTTTAGTTTTAAAAAGAGGTAAAACATTTCCAAGTGCAAGTGATTTAAGAACAGCTAATGCTTATGAAATTACTTATGTTGCAGGTTATGGTAGTAGTAGAGATGATGTACCAACACCAATTAAACAAGCAATTAAATTATTAGTAGCACATCTTTTTGAAAATAGAGAAGCAGTAACTGATAAAAGTGCTAATGGAATACCATACACAATATCAGGAATGCTTGATCCATATAAAATAAAAAGATTAAACTCAACATTAGGAGGCTAACATGCCAGCAGTTTCTAAAGTTGGTAGACTCAGAAATAGAGTTACTTTTAAAACTACAACATTGTCAGCAGATTCTTATGGTGGTTATGGAAAAACTAATAGTTCTTTTTTTAATGCGTTTGCAGAAATAAAACCAAAAGTTGCTCAAGACAGAGTACAAGGTGATCAACAAACAAGTCCACAAAGGTTTGAAGTTATAATAAGATATAGAGGTGATAAAACAGCTCTAGATACAAGTTACATTATGACTTATGATTCTGTTAATTATAATATTATATCTATAGAAAATCCTAATAGTTATAATAATTATTTAAAACTTATTGTAGAAAAGGATGTAGCAATATGAGAATTTTTGTTGATATTAAAGATTTTGAAAAAGTCCAAAAAGCTATGGATGAATTAGTTGCTAATGTTGGTAAACCATTTGAACAAGTTTTAGAAGGTGGTGGACAAGAAATAAGAAAAGAAGCAGTAAGAAGTATTCAACAAGACCCAAAGAGTGGTATCATTTATCAAAGGTATAACCCAAGAAGAAGACATCAAGCTTCTGCAAAAGGTGAATCACCAGCAAGTGATACAGGGTTTTTAGTAAGTCAAATTAAAGTTAAAAAGAAAAATAAAGATGAGGTAGTTGTAGAGAGTACAGCACCTTATTCAGCTTTTCTAGAGTTTGGAACAAGTGAAATGGGTGAAAGACCATTTATGCATCCAGCAACAATGAGGGCTTTTCCAAAGATAGCAAAAGCAGTTTTTAATAAAGTTGTAGAAAAAGTTAAGGAGTTTAAGGTATGAGTACTCATAGTCTTGCTTTACAACAAACAATATTCAATGCCTTAGATGGTGACAGTACGTTGCAATCTTTGGTAAGTGATGTCTATAATTTTGTACCACAAAATACAGCATATCCTTATGTTCAAATAGGTGATGATAGCTTGGTTGATAACAGTACAAAAAATTTAGATGGTAATATACACTCTATTGTGATACATACTTGGTCAAGATACAGAGGCGATAAAGAAGCGAAAGAGATTATGGCTAGGGTATACGACTTATTACACAATAGTAGTTTATCAGTATCAGGAGCCAGTCTTGTAAATGCAAGATTTGATACTTCTGATATTTTAGTTGATCCTGATGGGATCACAAAACATGGTGTTCAAAGATTTAATTTTGTAGTCTATGACACTTAAAATTATATAGGAGGAAAATAAAATGGCAGCAGGAAAAGGTAGTAGCTTTTTATTAAAAGATAACAGCACAGGTACACCAGCGACTATTGGTGGTCTAAGAAGTACATCAATGACAATCAATGGTGAAATGGTAGACGTAACTGACAAAGATGCAAACGCATTTATCTCAAGTGGTAATGACAAAGCAAGAGTATTATTACAAGGTGGTGGAGTTAGAAGTATGTCTTTATCAGCAAGTGGAGTATTTACAGATTCATCAACAGAAAACATACTAAGAGGTTTTGCTTTTGATGGAGCAATACAAAACTATGATTTAGTATTCTCAGATGGATCAAAAATATCAGGTGCTTTCTTAATAACAAGTTATGAAAGAGCAGGTGAATTTAATGGTGAAGAAACTTATTCAGTAACATTAGAGTCATCAAACACAATAACATACACTAATGCGTAATTTATTATGGCAATAGAATGGACAAATGGTTGGAAAGTGATTAACTTTGAAATTAATGACAATCAATATCATGGTTTTATAAAAGTAACCAAAAAAGGTGAAATAACTATAGAATGTAGAAAAGATGTTGATTGTCGTCCATTAGATAAAGTATTAGTTGATTCTTACAACCATCTCATAGTGCAAAAAATTACTATTACACAAAATAGAGCAGAGCTTATTTGTATAAAAGACGAAAAAAATGAATTAAAAAAGTCAATACAAACTAAGAAAAAACTGAAAAAAGCACTAGGAGATGAAAATGACGACACACAATAAGTACGCAGGTGAAATAAAAGCTTCACTTGGAGGCAAAGAAAGAGTTTTCAAACTTACCTTTGAAAGACTTGTACACTTGGAAGACGCAACAGGAAAAAGTGTAATGGAGTTATCAAAAGCAATAACAGACCAAAAATTTACTACAAGACAAATTGTAGAGATTATACATCAAGGTTTACTTGGTGCAGGAGGTAAATTTGAAAAAAACGCAATTGGTAAAATGATATTAGATGATGGTATTGTTTCTTCAGCAGGGATAGCATCAAATATATTAGCCAGTTTATTTTTAACACAAGATGAATTAAGCCCTTTAGTAAAGGGGGAGAATCCATCACAAACAACAGATACCCAATCCAAAAATACCTAGAAGTAGGAACAGGTATTTTGGGATTCTCTCCTAAAACATTTTGGGCGATGACACAGGCAGAATTTACATCAGCTTGTGAGGGATATTTATTAAAATATGGTAAAGGAGGAAATAAAAATCCAGTAACTTCACAAGAAATGAGAGAGTTAATGGAACAATTTCCTGATTAATTATGGCAACACAAACAGCAACAGTAGAAGTAAAATTAACAGCAAACCAACAAAACCTTAAAAGAGGTTTGGATAGTGCACAAAAAAGTTTAGGTAAAACTGCAAAAGCAGGTAAGAAAGCACAAAAAGATTTAGCATCAGGTGGTAAAGGTGTACAAGATTCATTTAGACGTGCTTCTCAATCAATTGCAGCAATACAAGGTCCTTTAGGTCCAGTAGCTGGTCGTATAACTTCTTTAGGTACAATTATAGGTAATGTTGGTTTAAAAGTTGCCGCAATAACAGTTGGTATTGCAGCACTTACGTTTGGTTTGAGAGCTATAGTTGGAACTGTTTCAAGAGCAGAAGTACAATTTGCTAAACTAAATGCAATATTAAGAGCAACAGGTGATGCATCAGGACTTACAATTACTGAGATTGAAGAATTATCAAGAGAGATAGGTATACAAACTTTAGCATCAACACAAAAGGTCAGAGATGCTGCAGGTATTTTATTAACATTTAAATCTATTACAGGTGATACATTTAGAAATGCTTTAAGACTTACACAAGATTTAGCACAAGTTGGTTTTGGTGATGTTAAACAAGGAGCAATACAATTAGGTAAAGCACTTGAAGAACCTATCGTTGGATTAGGTGCATTACGTAGAGTTGGTGTTTCATTTACAGAAGAACAAAAAAAATTAATTAAGTCATTAGAAAATACAGGACAAAGAGCAAAAGCACAGGATTTAATTTTAGGTGCTTTAAATAAACAAGTTGGTGGTGCAGGTGTAAAATCTGCACAAGGTTTAGCTGGTGCTTTAGATTCTGTTTCAGAAAAGTTTACAATATTTATTGAAAAATCTAAAATTGGTAGAGCTGTAGTAGATTTCTTAACTGCTGCTATGAATAAATTAGCAGATAGTATGGGTGATGCTATGCAAGACGCAGAAGCATTATCAGGCAAAATGGAGATTATAAATAGAATCTTACTTACTCAAGAAAAGATAGCACAAAGAAATAAAGAACTAGAAGACAGTATGTTCTTTGAATTTAACGTAGGTGATGATTCAGAACTTGTTAAACTTGAAGAACAATTAGCATCTTTAGAAGACAGGTTAAGAGTTGTAAATGCAATTGAAAAAGACAACATTGAAACTCAGAAAAAAGAAGCTGAGATGTATGACTTTACTAATGAAAATGTTGAACAAAAAAACAATGCCTTAGAAAAAGCCAAAAAGGTCATGGACGAAGTAAACAGGAAATCAGAATTTGCTAGAAAAATAATGTTTATGACTAACAAAGAACGAAAAGCTGAGTTAGAATTTGAGAAGATTGCTGCACAAATTAGAAAAGATGTTCCTGACGAAACAATACAAGCAGAAGCAATTGCAAAAGCAAGAAAAGAACATTTTAAAGATTTACAAAATATATCAGAAGAAACAATAAGATTTGAAAAAATACAAAAAGCAGTTAATGATGTTACAGGTATTGCAACAAAACAATTTGATGATTTATCTAAAAATTTAGCAAAAGCATTTGTTACAGGTTCTACAGAAGCATTAAATTTTAAAAACATTTTACAAAGTCTTGCACAGGATTTAGTAAAAATGACTTTAGATTTATTAATATTTAATCAAATTAAAGAAGGTTTAACTACAATTGGTGGAAACATTGGAGATATAATAGCTGGTCCTAAAAAAAAAGCTACTGGAGGTGCTGTATCAAGCAAAATGCCTACATTAGTAGGAGAAAGGGGTCCTGAATTATTTGTACCAAATCAAGCTGGTCGTATTATACCAAGTAGTTTAACCCCTAATGCTATGGGTGGTGGTAATGGTGTTGTGGTAAATCAGAACTTGAATTTTTCTACAGGGATTAGTAATACTGTGAAAGCAGAAATTTTAACACTTATGCCACAAATACAAAACCAAACTATAAGTGCTGTGGCAGAAGCAAGAATGAGAGGAGGAAAGTTTGCGAAAGCTTTTAAATAATTATGGCAGTATTTACACCATCTTACCCACTTACATTACCTACAGCTACAGGTATTAAGACACAAAATTTTAGTTTAACAAGAGTAGTAGCAGTAACTACTTCGCCATTTACATTTCAATCACAAGTACATCAACATCAAGGTGAATTTTGGAGAACAGTTATTAGCTTACCACCAATGCTTAAAACTAATGCTCATGTTTGGTTATCTTTTTTATTACAATTAAGAGGTAGAAGAGGTACTTTTAAAATTGGTGATCAAGATTGTAAAACAATAAAAGGAACAGCTACAGGAACTGTAAGAGTAAATGGTGCATCACAAACAGGTAATCAAGTTGCATTAGATGGTTTTACTGCTTCAAGAGCAAATGTTTTTAAAGCTGGAGACTATATACAAATTAATTCTTACGTTTATATGGTTACTGCAGATGCTACTGCTAATGGTTCAGGAGAAGCTGATGTAAAAATAGAACCAGCATTACGTTCAGGAATAGAAACAATAAATGATGATACTACTGTTGTTTATTCAAATACAACAACATTAATGAGATTAGATTCAAATGAAACAGGTTGGAATACTGATGAAGTAAGTAAGTATGGAATTAGTTTTTCAGCATCGGAGGCATTATAATGAAAAAACCAAAATCAAAATTAGATTATTTAAAAAAAAATATAGTAATAATTCCAGTTATAGGAGCAATCTTAGCTGGAACAGTTACATCAGTTCGTTATGTATTTACAATGACTGATACTATTTCAGTAAATAAAGAAATATTACAAACTGTAACAAGAGATATTGAATTACAAAAAGAAATACTTAATGACGTAAAAAACAGATTAGCAAGAGCAGAAGCAACATGGGATATGGCAGAAAATATATTTCAACAATTGGCTGATCAAGTAAGACAACATGAATATGATATAAAGGATTTAAACAGATAAGGTATGAGATATGAGAGATTTAGAAAATTTAATAATAGCAGGATTGATATTAACAATAATTATGGTTGGTCTAACAAATAAAGTAGAAGCTCGTAATGAGTATCTTAATGATGGTGCATATGCTTGTGAAAGAGGTCATTGGGAAACATATACAGAAGTTAGACAACATGAATATAAAACAGGTACAAGTGATGAGTATCAAGACCAAACATTAGGTTTTAGATTTAGAATGCCTTTTGGTGCAGTATGTGATGAAGAATATATTGCTGAACAAAAGAAAAAACAAAAATTAAAAACACAATTAGAGTTAGTTAAAGAGTGTAAGCGAGTACCTATAATTAATCCACCACCAGTAGAGTTTGCTGAATTAATAAATATGTGTATGAAGTTAGGAATTACATCTAATGCTAGTTTTAATGATAATAGACCTGATGCTAGTGTCAGTTATTGGACAGTTTTAAAAGATGGTTGGAAAAAAGAAAACCCTGATAGACCAGTATTTGAAGGTAAATAATGAAAGTAAGTGATAACACAAATATACAATTACCATTAAGAAATTTAATTTCTATTATTGCTGGGGTTGCAGTTGCTGTCTGGGCATACTTTGGAATTATAGAAAGATTAAATACTATAGAAACTAATGGTAAATTAATGATTGTTGATGTAGAAAAAAATACAGAATTTAGAATTAAGTGGCCACGAGGTGAGATGGGTAGTCTACCAGCAGACGCAGAACAATTTTTATTAATAGAAGACACTATTGTTGATATAGAAAAATTAGTTAAAAGAGTAGATGAAATGATGCACAACAAAGTTAATATAGAAAGATTAATAAAAGACGTAGATAAAATTACAGAATCACTAGAAATATTAAAAGACAAAGTAAGAGCCAATGGGAGTTATAAATGACAGAAATAGTAGTAGCTTTAATTTTAACTTTAAATGGTTCTGTTATAGAGCATGTTTACAAACCTAAAATGAGTGATTGTCTTAAATCTAAAAGGATAGCACAAAGAGAAGTAAACCCTAATAGAGTTGTTTTTAGTTGTAAAAAAGTAAAAGCAAAAACAGAAATATACATGGGACAAAAAAAAATATTAAAACTATTGGATAAATAATGGCAAGAAATATTACAACAGCTTTCAATAATGCAATTTCTGCCCAAAATGTAATTCCATTTTTTGCAGTATCATTAGCATTTAGTACAGGTACATTATATCTTTGGAATGGCTATGGTGATATTAGTTTAACTGCTGGAGGAAGTACAAATACATATACAGGATTAGGTGATGCAAGTGGTTTATCTCCTGTTGATGAACAATCTGCAATCCAAGCATCAGGTGCTAACTTAGTTTTAAATGGTGTAAAATCATCTTTAATATCAACTGCACTATCAGCTCAATACACAAATAGAGATGGCAAAATATTTTTAGGTTTATTTGATACAAGTAAAAGTGTTGTTGCAGATGTATATACTTTATTTGTTGGTAAAATGGATGTTATGATAATTAGAGAAACAGGAGATACATCTACAATAGAATTAAAATTAGAAAATAGATTAATTGCTTTGGAAAGAGCAGTTGAAAGAAGATACACAGATGAAGACCAAAAAAATTTATTTCCTGGTGATTTAGGTTTTGAATTTATACCTGATTTACAAGATAAACAATTAGTTTGGGGTAAAAAATCTGACTAATGCGTGTAGAGAATTGGGATTCTAAATTACAAAAAATTATAACAAATACAATTAATCAGGATCATTTTAAATATGGTAAGAATGATTGTATTACATTTACCTTAAAATGTATTGAGACAATAACTGGTAAAAAAGTTTTTGATTATAAATGGAAATCATTAAAACATGGTAAAGAAATAATAAAAAAACTTAAGAAAAAAGATTTATTAGATATTGCAACACATATAGCAAAAGAGAATAACTTTAAATTAATTGATATAAAGTTTGCTCAAAGAGGAGATGTTTTATATTATAAAGATAAATTTGATTGGGATGGTACATTAGGAGTGTGTATTGGCTCTAATACTATGTTCAATTGGAAAAAAGGAATTAATTTAGTTATGAATAATCAATGTAAATATTGTTGGAGAATAGAGTAATGTCAGGAGATACAGTAAAACAAGCAATTGTAGTTGGTGCAGTAGCAACAGGTGTAGGTTTTTTTGCTGGTACATTAGGTGCTGGACCATTAGCAAGTGCTTTAGTTAATAGAGGTATATCTGCAGGGTTGGCAACATTTTTAGCATCTGCTGGAACTACATTAGTTTTATCTTCTGTAAGTAGAAAATTTGCTCCTGAAGTACCTGATATGCCATCAATGGGTACTAACTTAGCACAAGGTACAATGGTTTCTGTAAAAGAAGCAACAAAACCTTA